AGGGGCTAGTATCAATGACGATAACTAGCCCCTTGTCACATGGGTTACAACATCCCTTTAACGATGTCTAGGTATTTCTTAGGCATGTTGGCTGGATCAAGCTTAACATCCTCTTCCAACTCTTTACTCAACTCTAGTTGAAACTTTCGGACTGGCACGAAATCACAATCGCACATACCTTTCAACATACGCCTGAAATTATTAGTAGCGGCTACCCCTGCTCTATCTCCATCAAAGCAGAGCAATACACGGCAACCTAGAGCAAGTATCAGGTCTATCTTAGTTGTGGATACACTCTTGGCACCAATAATCGCGATGGCTGGAATTCCACATTGGATAAACTTAAGAGCATCTCTAGGTCCTTCAACTAGGACAACTGTTTTGAGGTTGAGACGTTTAAGCATATCCTTAACGTAATCGTAGAGGAATAGACCCCTCAACTTTGACCACTCCCCATCGCTATTGATGTACGTCCTACCATCTGGGTCACGTACTTGGAGAGCTTTGATTGCTCCAACACATCTACCTAGAACCTTGACAGGGAATACTAGGGAGTGATCCTGTTTAACAGTGTCGTATATACGCTTCGCACCTACAGCATTTAGGGTACTGGCTTTGATTCCCCTCCAAGGAGCTTCAATATCGAAGGCCATGTATTCACCCCAATTGAACTGGATTATATAATCCAGTTCCTCCTCCAGTTTTACCTTGGATGGGACTACCAACTTTCTCGCATATATATGTTGGGTATCAACTTCCCTTAGTTTTTGTAAATTGGCTATACTGGCAAACTTGTTCCAACTACCGCTACCTCCGCAACCGAAGCAGTAGTAAGTCCCTACTGGGTACTTGGATGATTGATCCAAATTGATTTTTAGGCTGGGTGTATTCTCCCCACCGTGTCCAGGTAATGGACAGCATACCCAAACTGCATTACCCTTTATCTGGTGCCTTCCGTACAACTTCCGTACCTCTTGCAGTATTATACGACTGGCTTCCGTTGGATGCGTCATTTGCAACTCCTTCAATATCAATACACTTTACAATACCCTATTAGGTACTGAAATGAAAGAAAACTGTCTAAACTGTGATCTATTCCTTAGTTGTCGCAACAAACGTAAGTCCTCTACCTTTGTATGTGATGATTACGAGGAATTTCAGATAAAACAGAATAGATTTATCGAAGACTTATTCGGTAGAGAAGCAGCAAAAACAGATACAAGTGCCTTCTCTTTGAATACAGATTACGATAGCAAAGAGTTGGACCTAGTTGCTATGTTGGAGAGCGTATTAGATTCCAAGACAAGCATAGTACCAAGAGACCTTAAGATTAACGATGGGGATATTAAAGAGTACCCAAACTTTTATGAGTTTGTAACAGACCCTAAAGGTTTGGGTGTCAGCCCGTTTCCTAGGCAGATGTTTTTGGCGTTGTGGTTGTTTGCTGACTTCTGCGTCCATTGCTCCGACCCTGATTACTACGAGGATATATTTCAGATTCCCGTAGATATGCCTATATCCGAATTTCCCGAGCGTTTTCAAATGCTTGAGTTCGGCGTATGCCCATGTTGCGGTAAAGATAGGCGTGATTTGTTTAGAAGCAAGATGCTTCACCCTTATAGGGAATTGGCCTTAGTTGCAGGTCAGCGTGGAGGTAAGTCAATGTTTACCTCCATCCTAGTATGTTATCTACTGCATAGATATTTGAAGTTGCAGAAGCCTACAGAAGTTTTTGGACTTCTATCCAATACAACTCTAGTTGGAACATTTGTGGCTCTGACGTTTCAAGGTGCATCTGAACTTCTCTGGGCACCTATACGAGACTTAATTGGTGATAGTCCTTGGTTTTGTGTAGGTTTTGACTCCAAAATTACTTTATCCGATAATACCAATGTTCAGATATGTGACCTAAAAGTTGGTGCTAGAGTCAAAACCTTGGAAGGTTCATCAAAGGTACTTAATGTATTCGATAATGGTGTTAGAGAATGCCTAAAAATTACATTGGATGATGAAAAGATATTAACTGGTACAAAAGAGCACAAAGTTCGTGTTTTAGGTGCTGATGGTTGTAGCATAGAATGGAAACTTCTAGGTGATTTAACTGAGGAAGACTATGTAGTAGTGGAATGACTTAATATGGACGCTAATTTAAAACCAAGTTTTTAGCGTTCAATTAGGAGCTACTTATGTTAGACTTAGAAGAATTATATGAATCTACCTATAATCCAAAAACTGAAAAATATGTACGAAAAGATGGATTATTACGTCTTATACCAGATACACCTCAAAATAGGGCTCTACGCAATAAAATCCTATCCCTATTACCTAAATACCCAGCAAACCTAATTGTTCAGATTTTGACAACTGGATTCCCTAAATGTCCATGTTGTAATAAGGACATTAAGGTTGCAGGTACAGGTAAAGATGCAGGAATATTCAATAAAACCTGTAGTAGAAAGTGCCAGGATTTATATGCTTCTAAATATTCTGATTATGCTATAAATCTTAAAGAGTCTACAAAACAAAAAGTTATAGCTGGATTACAGGGTACAACATTTGAGTTTGTTAAATCACTTCGTAATGGTACTAGAGTAAGGTGTAAAAATTGTGGAGTACTAGCTGTAAGACACCCCTGTAATATTGGTATAGGGTGTTCATGTACTAGAGGTGACAAGGTATCAAAAGCTAGGCTGTCCTTACCGGATTTTATTGAAGCAAGGGAAGAGAAACTTACATATATAAAATCTAACCTACTACCAACTGATAGATTACTTCAAGTCCACCCAACTAAATCAAAAGTAAAGTTACACTGCTCCTTATGCTCCAGTACAAGAATTAGGTGGTTTGCAAGTGCTCTTAACCCATGCCCATGCACTAGAAGAGAAAGACAATTATCTACTCTTAGAACTAATCTAATACCTAGTAAAAAACTGTTTAAAAAGCATTCTTAACCCATATTAAAAACTGCAATCTTAAACTCCTAGATGAATATATTGATAGTCAAACCCGCATTGACTTAGAATGTTTGGAGTGTAACTACGTTTATACACCAGTTCCATACCATGTAATGTATGTAGATTGCTGTCCTAGATGTAGTAAAATCAGAACTGGACCTATTGCTAGAGAAACTGCTAGATTAAACTGTTTAGCAACTTATGGTGTAGATCACTGGATGAAGGTACCTGAACTAAAAGCTAAATTTCTAAAGGAATATCGTAAAACATGTAGAAAAAGGTATGGTGTTGATTACCCATTACAGAACCCGGGCATTAATGCAAAGGTATTATATTCTGCACATAGCACTAAGAAACATAAACTTGGTACTAGAACTGTCCATGTACAGGGGTATGAACCTCAAGCTTTAGATTGGATACTATCTAATAAGGGCATTAAACCTAATCACATTCATTGTGGTATAGGTAATAAAAACATTCCTAGTATTAGATACGAATTTGAAGGTAAGGTATGTGTATATCACCCAGATTTTTATATACCTACCCTTAATAGAATTATTGAAGTTAAGAGCACATACACCTATAAAGCATCCTTATCTAGAAACTTAGCTAAACAAAAAGCTTGTATAGAAGCGGGGTTTAAATTTACCTTTCTAATTATGAATGCTGATGGAACAAGAAATTATGACTATAAGATGCATTGAAATAGATGGAAAGGTAATTAAATTTAGTAGGGTTAAATCCGTACAAGACATAGGTGAGAAACACGTATTTGATATCGAAGTTGAAGGTGTCCACAATTATTTTGCTAATGGTATAAATGTCCACAATTGCCAACTCCACTCCTTATTGGGTCATTATGAAAGTAAGTACCCGGGTGAGGTATTCAAAAGCATGGATACCTTCCTCCACTACAAACACAGGAAATTGCTGCTATACCCATCGGGCCCCAATAAAAGAACCCTGCGTGGTAGAACTAGGTTCTGTTTATCAGGTGATACCCTTATCAATACTAATCAGGGTTTATTACCCTTAAATGATTTAGGTTTGATAGGTCATCTTACATATAGAGGTAAAACTACACGTACTATTATTGACCATCTAACCCAAGGAAGAAAAAAGACCTATACTGTAACTTTAGAGAATGGAGTCTCCTTTAGAGCTACTGTAGATCACGGTGTTAGAACAGTTGATGAAAACGCAACGTTACATTGGACGGAAGTTGATGCCTTGGTGGGTAAATATGCAATATGTCAATTAGGTGGTGAATTCTCAGAGACACTTACGTTTGATTATATTGACACCCAGGAACATGAAGTTTTACCCCCTTATGCTAGAGCACTACAATTGATGTTAGATCGTAAGACCTTTACTAACCCAGAAATTGCTAATATCATCTGGCCTGATAATGAACGTAGGACCGACCTATTAAGTTCTATTTTAATTAGCCCTATGAGAAAGGCAGGTATAATTACTACAGTAGCTAGACCACAAAACCTTCCTTGGGTATACCGTATAGACACTACTAAGGTGGTATTCGATGATTGGATTGCCTCCAAAGGTTATATAAATCAACAGAGACGCAAAGTAGTTTTACCTAAGGAAATGACTCCAGAGCTAGCTACTCTTATAGGTTATCTCATTGCAGACGGTAATATAGCGTTGATCGGAGAAGAAATAACCTTTACAACTTCTAATCCAAAGAAGCATAAACACTTTAAGACCTGCGTTTATGCTGTTTTTGGGTACACCTGTCGTGAGACTATATGGTATAAAAAAGAGGATAACTCTAAATACTATGTAGCCCGTATAGCCTACAAACGCATAAAAAACTTCCTATTGTATTTAGGTATTGGAGATCAATGGTCCTATACTAAGGTTATACCTTGGTCAATTCTACAGGCTCCTAGAAAATGTGCTACAGCTTGCCTTAGTGCTATGATTAGTTGTGATGGAAGTATAAGTAAGACCAGCATCTACTATTACAGTGTAAGTAAGGATTTGGTTCAAACAACACAACAATTACTCCTAAAGTTAGGGTATGCTGCTAGAGTACAGAAGCTGTCTGATGGGGGCTACCAAGTAATTTTAGGGCATTACGATGCATCTAGATTTTTAAAATCTGAATATACTGGGTTATCAAAAAGACATTATAGAAAGGATGATCTAAATAAAGTTATAGGAAAAGGTACGGCTCATTCAATCTATCGTATTCCTTTTACCTCAAGTATGAATACCTATAATACATGGTACCTCCATACGGTATCTAAAATAAATACTGACCTAAATGAAAGTATTAAGGAATACGGTTACACAGGTGCGTATGACCATCATTTGTCTCTACATCGTAAATGGTCTAAATTTATTGATTCTAACGTAATTTTTAGTAAGGTATTATCGGTAGAGTATTATGGAATTGAGGAAACGTATGATATAGAGGTTGATGCTTTGGATCATACGTTTCCTGCTAATAGTGTATTAGTACACAACTGTTCCGCCATTGACGAACTAGGTTGGTTCGCTGCGGGTGATGCTGCTGAAGGTAAGGTTCTAATATCAGGTGATGAAATATACACTGCGCTGGATAGATCACTGCTTACTGTTAGAGCGGCAGCCTTGAATTTATGGAAGCAAGGTTACGTACATATACCCACTGCGTACGCCTTCAACATATCCTCGCCTTCGTCCATTCGTGACAACATAATGGTTCTGGTCAAGAACAACCTTACCAGCCGTAGCATTCTAACTTCTCAATTAGCTACGTGGGAACTAAATCCAAACATAAGAAGGTCCGATCTAAACAATGAGTTTAAAAATGACCCAGTAAAGGCAGAGCGTGATTACGGTGCCAACCCACCATTAGGTGACTCCCTGTACATTGAGGATGTAGAAGGGATAGCTGCATGTTTTACTGGGCGCAAGAATGCTATAGAGTACAAGTACATACAAAAGGTAACGGAGAGAAGAGTTTTACGTGCTGCCAAGATAACTAAAACGCACCAACCTTCTTTAATACCTCCCTCCGTGCTGTCCCTTGATGCTGGTGTAACAAACAACTCCTTCTCCATGACCCTGTTGCATCGCAATCCCAATGAGAAGGGACCAAAGGTGGTTGTACCCCTGATGGTGGAAGTTATTCCTGAAAAGGGTACAATGCACCTAAACTTTGCTAGGATTGTATCTGAACTGATTCACCCCATTATAGATCAATTCAACGTCCAAGGGGTTGTTGCTGATAGGTGGCAATCAATTCTACTTCTGCACCAACTGGCAGAGGACTTTGGTATCTACACTGAACAATACTCCGTTAGACGTGAGGATTTTGACCTAGTAAAGTCTTACCTATTGGGCGGGGAGTTTGAAATGCCAAAACTCTCACAGAAACCTGACAGTATTCTAACACCTGAACTGACAAACTACCCAAACTGCTTTGACTTCAAACCTGTAGACCATTTGTTCCTACAGATACTTACAGTTAAGGATGCTGGTAGGACTATTACCAAGGGTACAGGGCTTACGGATGACTTGTTCAGGGCCTTGGTTTTAGGTAGTGCTTATGTGCTGGATGATGATTGGGCAGACCAATACCTACGTGTAGCTAGTCAAAAGAGTGATATGGGTATAGGTGCAATAGGTTCAATAGGTGGGTCCAACAGTACTCTATCAACCACTAAAATTGGATCTGTTGGAGGTATGGGAGGTTCATCTGGTGGGGGTGGGGCTAGTGTATTTGCACGTATCCGCTAATTTTAGCATTATGAATATTAGGATGAGGATAGTAACATGAAAAGAATTAACCCATTGACTACCCCAGCAACCGAGGTGGTCACAGCTAAAGCAGAAAACAATGTAATAGGTTCCTGTCCTGTGTGCCTACAAGAAGGTCAACCTGCTCAAATGCGTGTATTATCCGCGAATGGTATCGAAAGCTTCGTTTGCCTAAATCATAGAATTTGCCTGCCGACTAAGGACTAAAATGTTTAATACTGGACATAGCATTGGGGTTAAAACTCTAAGTTCTGGATTGACTAAAATCATGTCTAATGTACAGAGTAGGCCCAATGCCTCTCCAGGAGTTAGACACAAAGAAACAGCCGCAGGAGGTGGATTATTAGGTGGAGCGCGTAATTCAACCTCAATCTTTGCTGGCAGCCCAATGGGGCAATCACTGGACACAATGCTACAGGGCATTATTCCAGTTGATAATGAAAGTAGCCTGAGAAAGCTGTATAAGGACATATACTACCACGACTCGATAGCTGGGTCAGCGGTTGATCTAATGTCCACACTACCTTTCAGTGATTTTGACCTAGTTGGGTTATCGGATGATAATCTAGATAAGTTTAACAGCAGTGTTGAGAGATTAAACCTAAAAACTCTCTTTCCTGAGCTTTCTATTGAATATCTTGTCCATGGTATGTTTGTGGCTACCCTCATATACAGAGCCTCAGACAAGATTTTTACCGATCTTATACCACACAACCCGGAACAAGTTAAGGTTACTACCTTACCAATGTACGGTGTAGATCCTCTTATCAGCGTAACAAATGATAAGGAGACTAGGAATTTCTGTAGTAGTACAGACCCTTATATCGTTAGGTTAAGAAATAAATTAGGCAAGCACCTAATTGACGCCTTAAGTGCGGATAGCTTTACGCTAGATCCTGTTACTACCTTATACCTGCCAAGACGTACCTTCGTCAATGGGCAAGGTACCTCCTTCTACAAGCGTATCCTACCTATATATCTCTTTGAAAAGTTGATGTATAGAGGTACCTTGATTGAGGCTACAAAGAGACAAAGATCCATCCTGCATGTTCAAGCTGGTGATGATAATTGGGAACCTACTCCTGACGAATTGAATGCTATAGTTGGTCTGTTCCAACAAGCTGACCTAGACCCATTAGGTGCCATTGTAGCTACCCGCCAATCCATTGCCCCATCCGATATACGTCAGGGTGGAGACTTTTGGAAATGGACTGACCTAGATCTAACACCTGCCAAGCTTAGGGCTTTGAATATCAGTGAGTCCTTTTTGAGCGGTGATGCCTCTTACGCTACGGCTGAATCGAATCTCTCTGTCTTTATTGAGAATATCAAGGCCTATAGAGAAAACGTTACTCAAAAGGTATTCTACAACAAGTTGTTCCCAACGACTGCTGTAGTACATGGCCTGTATAAGGATGGACATAAACCAGATAATCCTAAAATATCTACCCAGGTTTTAATCAACGATATATCTAAACTACTTGTTCCAGAGGTTAGATGGCATAAATCTTTGAATCCGCATAACGATAGAGATACTATGGAAACTCTGGCCACGTTGGAGGAGAAGGGAATCCCTGTCACCCTACGTATGTGGGCGGCAGCAGGCAACGTTGATGTGAATTCCTTGATTAACGGTCAGATCGAAGATAAGCTACTCAGGGAGAAGTTGGCTGCACTTAAGAGTGGTGGGCCAATTGAACCTGGAGATTCTAGCGCAGTTATTGAGGAGGAAGCCTCTATCTATAGGCAGTTGGCTAATATCAAGTCTAACCCCAACAATTGGATCAACAGGGATTTTAATCCTGAGATAGTAGACCGTACGGTAACAGGTAAGCGCAAGTTTGTACATAACCAGAGAGGTGCTAATGCCAAGGCAAATGCTGCCATAGCAAAGGCTCTTAAAAACATGTCCGATCCACATTACTACGAACAGTTGCGTCGAAAGGTAGAATCTAGAATTAAATTGTATGGAGAACCCTGATGCCTATCCAAAAATTAGAGCTTACTAAAAAGCCAGAGATTTACCATACCGTAAGCATTGAATTCGCCAAGGGTACCACCTATTCTATGACCTTATCTAGGCACCTATTGCAAGTTGTAGGGTATTGCCATACGTGGAATAGGATACCTTGCGCGATATTAGGTAGTGGGGATGGAGGTAAAACCAAGTACCTACAGGAGCTTGGTTTTAGGGTTGAGGAAACACCACTCTCCAACATAGAAGCCTATATCTACGTAGAAAATCCAAAAGGGGTGGAGGAGGGTTCAGAATTACCGGACCACATTTCCACATTGATGGATAACGATAAGAGGGTGGTACTTATTAAAGGGTTGTGTGCCACAGAAACTAGATTAGATAATAAGGTTGAGAGACCCCATACCCCTGTAAGCGAATTTAAGCAGCCTAGACCACTAGATTCAAATGACCCCTATGCACTATTCAAACGTCCTAAGTTGGGTAAGAAAACAACTGAACCTAGGATAAATAAAACTATGCCGGAGATTCCTGAAATAGATAACCCGCTAGAGTTTGACGGAGAAATGGAATGAGAAACGTATTCAATGACAAGAAGTTTGCCGTATATAGTGACTGTCAGGATTCTTCTGTACTAGGGAGTAAGCCTATAGATCTACATAAGGCCCTACGATCCAAGGACTTATCAACTTCTGGTGATCGTATTATCGCCACAGATACCCTTACCGCAAACGTTTTAGGTAGTAACTTGGACTTACCTAACTGGCTACCCTTTGCAGCTAAGTCCTACAATATCAGTGCGTCCATTGAAGACTACCTACTGATACCCTTCATCATCATGCCTAGTGACCTACCAAATAGGAACTGCGTAGCCTTCCCGCTTAGGGAGTTGGTGAAATGGGCTCCAGAGTGCGGTAGACAAGCCTATCAAACTTGGAAAGGTATGCCAACCTTTCTGGAGCACGACAATTCAGATCATACCAAAGCTTACGGTGCTATTGCTGATGTCTCTCTACGCAAGATGGAGGGCTTTGGTCAGGGTAAGGTATGGAAAGTCCTATCTTTATATGCACTTGATAGAACCAAGCATCCTGATATTGCGGTTCAGGTGCTTAGTGGGGAGCTAAACTCCTCCTCTATGGGTGCTTTCGTTGATAGGTATAGTTGCTCATATTGCAATGCAGAGTTGGGTAAATGTACTCACATCTCCACTCGTAGGTCACATGACTTCTACGAGTTGGAGGGTAAGTTGGTGTTTAGAAATGTGCACAATCCTAGAGGTTTTGAACTTAGCCTCGTTCATACACCTGCCTACTTGAGTGCTATATCAGATGTCCACCTTAAAATCTAGGTTTTCTCATACTGCTTCTGGGCAAAACGTAGAGTCCACGTTGAAGAAGATTCAGGGTGTCGTGGACGGTAAATCAATTAGACAAAATCTCTGTCATGGTAGGGTAGGGGGGAAAATCCTACAGCGTAAGAACCCCTTAGATAGAGTATACCTATTCGGCACTAGGGATTTAGTTTTACACTCTATTCTAATATCAGATCAAGGTAAGTTGTTGATGGATACCTTTAGTGGGGAGTTTGATCCAACTAAAGGTTATTTCCACAACGAGGAATGGCTTCCTATATGTAAATCAATTATAGCCAACTATTTCCTCCTACCTGATGAATACAAGCCAGTTACCTTGGATTGGTTATCCCAACATAGGTTAAAATCCAAAGTTGGTATTTTGAATCTATATCCAGCAATGCAGGTCGCTTTTTATACGGGTAAGGATTTAATGGGGAGTGTCTCCCACCTTGATGGGGATTACACCTTCGTTAAGAGCTATCATAGATAAGGCATTTTGCTAAACAGCCTAGATTGGAAATTTAATGGGTGGCAAACATACTATATACATCTCACCTAACGTCTATTTGATACCTGATGGTGAGTGGCCCCTACCTAGAAGCCCAGGTGCTGGTGGCAACCCTTCCGAAGAAGTTGATCCAGGTCCAGCCCCTGCATTGGCTTGGATGTTTCGTCAAGATCTAGATAGAGTGAATAGTGCGGATTGGTTGGATGTTACTTATGGTAACGGTGCATTTGTTACCGTAGGTATTGACACTAGCAATGGTTTAAGGTCCCTCCAGTTGAGCTCTAATGGTATGGATTGGGTGGAAACCAACGATGAGAATTCCAACTATCTAGCAGTAACCTATTCACCCGATCTCGGTATGTTTATGGCAGTAGGTAGTTCTGGTGAACGGATAGCTGTATCCACTAATGGCACAACATGGGTGAATCCGACTTTTACTTTACCCGATGGTTATCTACCTACTGATATTATCCTTACTGATGTAATTTGGGCTGATGGTAGATTTATAACTATGGGTTATATAAATTTACCAGAGGATGTACATCTCGTTGGCACCTCTACAGATGGAGTGAATTTCACTTTCACTCCACTTGACTTGCCGACTGTGCCTCCTTTATACAACTATTGGGTTTCAGATGTCTACTACAGCAATGGCATCTATGTCCTGCTTACCTTTATACCCGCAGATGGCTCAGGTGAGTCTCGTATTTATACATCCTACAACGGTGTAGATTGGGTATATAGACAATCCGTAATGGATGTGGAGCTGATGTCTACTGCTTACGGTGCAGGGTTATTTGTAGTAGTAGGTACTAGAAGGGATGATACCCTTCTCCCTACAATTTATACATCTGTGGATGGTGCAAGTTGGATAGGTAGGGATACTGAATCACCTGGAGACTGGAGTGATGTTGTTTGGGGAGGCAACAACAAATTTGTAGCCGTCTCCTCAACAGATATTAGTCCTTATGCCGCTACATCCTCCTTAGATGGTATAGTTTGGACAAAACATATCAGCCCAGAACCCCAAAGTACCTGGAGTAGCGTTTCCTACGGTAATGGGATGTATGTAGCCGTAGCTTCTGAGGAGACGTACAACAAGAGTATGTTCTCTTTTGATGGTGAGACATGGGGTAGTACGTGGGCACCCCTTCCTTCTGATACTGCATACTCTATAACCTATGTAAATGGTCTATACCTAGTAACTAGTGACAACGTAGAGGGAGATGTATACTATTCGACTGACCTGGTGAATTGGTTAATAGAATATTCAAACAATATGGATGTGAATAATCCTCCTGTAGACATTGCCCCGTATGTACATACCTACGGTAATGGACTATATGTAGGTGTATCCGTTGTATTACCAGAACAGCAGAGTTCCTACTTTTTAACCTCCTTGGATGGCCTGTCCTGGAATGTGGTTACTGAATATCTACATGGATATCAATCCCAAATTACTAGGTTAGAGTATTTGCATGGATTGTACCTCGCACTAGCTAGAGGGTGTATATCTGTATCTCCTGATGGGAATACTTGGGATGAGATTGAGATTCAGACTGATATAAGTGCTACTATTTACGATCTAAGAGCAAAAGCCGCAGCTTACGGTGCAGGGTTGTACGTAGTAGTTGGGGATTCTTGGGAATGGGACGATGCAGTCCCATTACCTCCTGTACTAACATCTACAGATGGTCAAACTTGGGTACCACATGCAGGTATACCTGGTAAAGACTCATGGACTGGTGTAGCCTATGGGGATGGGAAGTTTGTTGCTATATCTTCTGTAGGTGAAAATCAGACTATGATCTCCTATGATGGTATAGAGTGGTTCCCGCATAACAATGTATTACCTACCTATGTAGATACCTGGACTCAAGAGGTTTCCAATCTAGCATGGACAAACCTTAGATTCATAAACAACATGTTTGTAGCAACCTGTTTTGATGGGCTATTATATGCTACATCCTATAATGGGTTAGATTGGACATATTCGGAAGATCCCTACATATTCCCTAGACCTAGAGAGGGTGGATCTAATAGGTGGATCGACGTTATCTACGATGGTACCCGATATGTTATGTTGGCCTCTAATGAGGGTTCTTACACGGCTAGAATTGCATATTCACCACCACCGACACCAACTTTTGGGGAACAACCTGGAGGTGGAGGAGGTGAAGGTGAAGGTGGTGGTGGTGGACCAGCACATTAGAGGATGAGGACCTAAGGACATGAGCAACGTATATGTATCACCTAATGTTTACCTAATATCAGATGGTGTTGGGGCTTTACCTTTTACCCTATCTACCAGTCCACCTAGTGAGGGTGGGGGTGGGGGTGGCATAGTATATCCAGGTATGGTAACATGGAAAATCAGGGCTGATTTGGACCTAGCACAAGTAGCTAGTTGGAACGATATTGCATACGGTAATGGTAGGTGGGTGGCAGTGTCCAACTACGTACACCCTATATCAGTATCCAATGACGGTTTAAACTGGAAGGCTAGGGGAGTACCTGGAGAACTTTATATCAATAATGATCTAGGTTGGGATTGTATAGCATTTTCACCTACTCTGGGAATGTTTTGTATAGGTACATCCTCTGGTGAGTCCGTCCATAGATTGGCAATTTCTACAGATGGTGATACTTGGACTCCTGTTAATGAGGGAATTGATTACAATCCAAATAATATTGGATTCAACATACTGGATATTTGTTGGGCCGGTAATAAATTCGTAGCGGCAGGTGTTACTACGAATGCTGTGTTACAGCCTATAGGTACTCCTTTCATTATAACCTCCTTTGATGGGTCGAATTGGACAGAGCCAGTTTATGGTCCTACTGTTGGGGACATTATACTCAAGATAGAGTATCAAGATGGTATCTACTTGGGTATACTTCGACATGAGTTAGCAGATCCTAATCCAACTACATCTATAGTTACCTCCTCAGATGGTGTTACCTGGGTTGAGCAAATTGCTGTCTCTACTACGCAATGGACTGACATTGCCTACGGTAACGGCAAATGGGTAGCGGTTTGCATACCTACAATTGATTACCCAAATTCTATGGTATCCTCCGTAAATGGTGTAGATTGGGTAGCAGTTCTAGATAATACTACAAGTTGGGTAGCGATAGATTACGATGTAGGTTCTGGCTTTGTAGCTTCATCCGGTGAAAACTACATAGCAAGGTCATTTGATGGAGATAACTGGAATACAACCTCCCTTGACCCTGCCTACACCATATATGGGGCCGCATACGGATCAGATAAAAATAGGTGGATAGCTATTGCCGGATCAGCACCTGCTGATAGGGATTTAAGCGTCTATTCTGTCGATGATGGGGATTCATGGCAATCCTATCATGCTATACCTATTTCTACTGTCACGCTAAGTTCTGCAACTTTTAATGGGACTAACCTAGTAGTATTAGGTAACGACTCAACTCTAGATATAGATGTGACGTACACATCTACCAATTTTAAAAATTGGACACCCCACTCACAGGATACCTTACCCTACAACTTAATGGTTCACACTTGGACGGGTACCACATATATAGCCTCTATCTACTCGATATTCACTGGGGAGGGGTCACCATCTGGTTATGCAACATCACCCGATGGGATAACTTGGACAGAAATTGCTGGATCTCCGTACCCATTAGTCTGGATTGTAGATCCGGGCACATGGAACAGAAGTCCAATCTACTGTTTAAACCACCTTAATGGTCTAACCATAGGTTTATCTGAAAACGAGATACATGTATCTAATGATGACGGTCAAACCTGGGATGTTGAGGTTTTTGATTGGCAGTCCCATTACTTCACCAATGTAGCCTACGGTAACGGCCTATATGTAGTCACAGGATACTCTAGTATATGGACTCCCCCTGACACCTACTTACCAGGTGTAGAGATTCTAACATCTACTGATGGTGTTATATGGACTCCACGTACTGGGTTAGGTGGAACAAATTGGTGGAACGGGGTAGCCTACGGTAACGGTATTTGGGTAGTTGTTGGGGGTGAAGGTGACGATCAAACAATGGTATCTACGGATGGTATAAATTGGGTAGCCAATAATGGAGTGTTTCCCCTCAGACAGGATGACACAAATTATTGGTGGACAAGTGTATCCTTCATAAACGGTAAATTTATCGCTACCAGTGATTCCTTGGATTATCCAGTTGCTATGTCCTTGGATGGGTTAAATTGGGTAGCTCCTTTAACCTATGTAGATCCGGTTACTGCGTCACCTACTACGTGGTTAGGAACTTTGGATGTTATTGACAGCACGATAGTATGGGGAGGCAGCTACAACAACCTAATGTACGATGATATCCCTAATTTTCCAATACTAGGTTAAGGTAGGATTATGAAAAATATTGCAGGACTACGTCCAGATCAAAGAGCCTTTTTACGCAGATATGTACTGACATACCCTAGAGTAGAATCCGATCTCACTGTAATGGCACAAAAGAGATTGGATAAGTTTGCTCAGGAGAAGGGTTACGATAACATATTGAGTGCTTGTAGCTACTCTATGAGTTCCGTACCTAGGTTTGCTTTAGATGCAGCCCATTGTATAGAGCTTAGAGACAAAACTTGGGCAAAGGTGTACTCTATATTGCAGGATTTAAAGGGAGAAAAGAGACCCCTGATCCCCGCAGTGAATCTATTGGCAGAACTACCTCCACTTACTTGGGAGGAGGAACTTCCTGATGAACTCTAGAACAATTCAAATGGTTGTTAGGCGGCTAGTAACTGCAAAGCTCCAAAAGGTTGGGATAGTCAGCAATGTAGAGACGGCTGGCTGTAGCTTTAGGGATGCAGCCGTTGGAGAGGTACAAGAAAACGTTGTTGGGTACTACACCTTTTGTAGTGCGGATATTGACTCCAACACCTTCATGGGGTATGAATTTGACCCAGACCCTAAGATATCCATACTAAACATGAAATGGGCAGAGAATGCTCTTGGCAACTATGTAGGTGATTGGAACACCGGTAGTCACCTCAACTCTCAGGATATAAAAGCAGAGTTGGCATCCAATACACATACTGTTTGCTCTATAGGGTACTGTGCTAAAGAGAATAAATGGGCAGGTTGGTCACACCGTGCCTTGTGTAAGTTTGGCCTAGGTGATAAAGTGTTTGAGGAGGATTACGGAAATGACAGTACTCTATACACCCAACATGGATCACAAGTCATAACCAACATGGATCAGGCTAAACAAGCGGCCATAAACTTCGCAGACTACGTGAGCTAGATATGATACAAGTTTTATCTACCCAAGAAGCAATTGTTGCTACGATAGAGAGTGATGTTGCAGATCTAATTAATCGGTCATCCTTGAGCTACTACAACACCTCCAAGTTTCTACCTACTACAGTTGCAGATAAGAAACTCTTGCAACGCATCCTACAAAGATCCCCTCTTAAGGTAGATGATAAGACCTTCGATGATTTAGTTGACTGGTTACGCGAGAAGAATCCAAGGCACCCTGTACTAAAGAAGATTGGCGCCCCTGTGCAGGTAAAGCAGAAAGTAGAACTTCCTGTACCTATGTCATCCCTTGACAAGAAGAAACCCAATACAGGTGAGGTTGATACGTGGTGCCAACGTAACCCTGGCCCCTACATTGTCTCTGACAAGGAGGATGGAACCTCCATCCTCCTTGAGTATAGGGGTGGTTCCTTAAAATGCTACACTAGGGGTAATGGTACTATAGGGCAAGACATATCATATCTAGCACCCCACTTCAAAGTACCCCAAAAGCTTACAGGTACCTGGATCATACGGGGTGAGGTAATCATGTCAAAGGCCAGCTTTGGCAATTGGTCCCATGCTTATGAAAATGCTCGCAACCTTGCATCCGGTATGGTAAATACCAAAGGGGTACATGAGGCCTTGAAAGATGTAGACGTAATAGTCTATTCAGTATTGTCACCTAGAGGC